TAATCGTGCCACTTAATCGTGCCATTTTAACCTTTGTTGGTTTCGGCTTCGAACGCAATTGTATGCAGCTTAGTTTCGATTCGGTTCAAAGCTTTGTAGTGTTCAACCATCTTATCTTGGTCGCCAGCGAGTTTCGCGGATTTGTATTTTTCATACGAATCCATCCAAGCTTCATCAAGATCCATTTCTTTTTTACTCATAATTTTTCGTGCTACAGCAAAAGCGTTTGGGGGCTCTCAGTAAGTGTTCCTGCATATTCATTCAAATCTGTAATGAGATTTAAGAGGTTTTGAATAGTGCCAGCTCCATCTTCAGGAGGAATATTAGCGTTCACAATAGAGTCAATATTTTGTGCGATTTCAATCGGGGTGGGTTTTGTGGGTTTGGTCATTTGTTGGTTCTAACTTGATTCTGGATATATTCTACCATGAATTGCGCGTGATGTACATGTTTATTTTCTGTGCCTAAACGAGGTTTTCTTATCAAAGCCTGCCATGACTATTTTGGAGTCATTGTCGGTGTTTTGAGGTGCTTCTGGGTTGTCATTCAGCCATCCTAGGAACTCACTGATGTGTTCATACACAGTCTGTGCGCTCATTACTTTATGAAACGCAATAGAACCTAGAATAGGGATTCGGAGGCCTCCTGCTGTGTTTACTAGAACTGGTTGCCTGTGGTCTATGTTAAGAGTTGTTGGTCTATCGTTCTTTTCAGCCCAGTGTTCCTTAGAGCGCATTCGTAACCAATCTACCTCTTTTTTCATAGAGAATGGCTTTCCTTGCCTATGGGTGGTCGACCACATATCTGCATGGATTTTAGTATGATAGCGAATTATAGATTCACCCACGACAGACAGACTAGTTTCGCCTTTCTTCCTAAAGATGACGAAAAGGTTAAAGAGCTCTTCGGGTGTGTGGTAATATTTCGAATTGTATTTGTAAACAGTGTAATATTTATTGTTTACATAGATCGGTGTTCTGTACAAGATATCCTCTGACACCATCGTAGCAGAAAGATCAAGTGAAGGCAACACTCTACGGTCATAGTATAGCACTGGGTCAACACCATGTATGCCCGTGAGGTAATCGTAATAGTCTTTATGTTTCGATAGGATCTTCATACTAATATTCTAGAGAGAACTCATATTGCTCTTCGACTTTAAGATTCTTATCGATATGCACATTGATAAGATTCAACATAGAATCAATGTCTTTAATCTGGTCAGGCTCATTGTAGAGCTCCATAGATACAAACTCAGCGCGGTAATTCATGCCTTCTTGATCATAGATTTCATTAAAAGCTGTACGGACTTCTGCAACGTTGTATCGCGCAATACTGTGATCAAGTGTAATAAAGTAGTCGCGGCGGCCCTTGAGCTTGTATCGGCCGATGACGTGGTCTTCATCACCACACCATTCTCTAGCTTGAGCGCGGATTATCATTTGGTCTTTCATATTATTTCTCAGAGGTTTGAGGCAATTTACCGCTCCAGCCGACTGGCCCGCAGCGGTATTTACTACCATCGATCTCGACGATGTCACCAACCGAGAGAGATCTGAGTCGTGCGAATCGATACCTCTTTGCAATGTACAAATCGTTTTTCTCAAGATACCCAGGATCTCCATTGAACATCTCGAAGGCTCTATTTAGAATACTGCTATCGCTAAAAAATCCTCGGGAAGTGTAATTAAAGCGTACCTTCTCGGGATCGTCTGATTCAAAAGCTCCGTGATAAATGTTCACATCTGCGAATTCACGGGTGATGTACGCGGTGGATTTAGTGTTGCTCATCGTGTAAATGTGATTGTGTCATCTCGTAAGGCAGGATTGCCAGCTACAGATCGTTTCCGCCATTTCTTGATGACCTTATCGACATCATTATCAGCATGCCCCAACATCCTCTTGAACGTCTCCCAAGTGGGCTTAGGCTCTTCTACTGCGTCAAAGGCAGCTTTTCTTTCTTTCGGTTCCATATTAATTAAAATCTTCTATATTATATTCCTCCCCAAACCTAAGAGGATCTTCGCGTTCTGCTTCGTCTAATGAAAATCGAGCGCTCAATGTGGCAAAGGCGTACTTAGTTAACGCGATTACTACTGCGTGATTATCCTCTAGAGACCTCTGGTACCTCTCACCGACTGTCGCCATATCATAACCTTCCGAGGACTTTTCAAATGATGCGATTGTGAGGCAATAGTTGAGAACTGCTCCGATTTTACGGTGATGCCATTCTACGAGCTCGTATCGATCATTAGTATTTGAATATCTAAATTCGATGTTCCCGGAGCGTCTGCCTATTAAAATTGGGCTATTATTATTCTCTTTATTGCTCATCTGTTTTGATCTGTTTTTTGCCATCCTTCCGGACCCTTTTATTCTGTCGGCGTTTTCCAAACGGTCTTAAGTGTTTACACCATTCGACGGTTTTTACCCATCCCTTTCCTTTACTACTGCTTGCCATAATTAATAGCCATGTTTCAGGGCCCAAGTTCTGATTTTATTGATGAGAGTGTTTGAAATGAGTTCCTCTGTACCACATTGAGTTTCGATAAAACCTCCATCTTCTGCTAGAGCGATAGAACCACACGCTCCAGTCTTAGGGTTTATGATATCGCAGTACGACCTTTGGTCATCACCCTCTTCGAATAGCTCGAGAGTCACGTTGTATTTTCCAAATCTTTTTTCAGTTATGCTTTCCATATTCACCCATAAAGCCCAAGCTGGTAAGGCTCAGGCGATTGGCAAGGTTTGGTTGTTATCCAACAAGCTCATGCAGGATCCGCGAGCTTGTCATACCGGGCATGCCCTCTATAATGTGCCAACCAGTGAGATTCTTAAAGTTACTCTTAAGTGAGTCCTCAGCTTCAAAGATGGCAACGTGTGTAGCTTCGAGATTTTCGAAGACTGAATGGCCCGTATTAGTATGGCTCTGAAGGGTCATTTCGTCCTTGGTGTAGCTGGCGCGGTCTTCAGTACTAGTAGTATTTTTCATAATATTCACCCAGAAAGCCCGAACCGTTTTAAGGGTTCGGGCGATTGGCGAGGTATTCCGCTCTTAGTCAGAGGTGAGGATTAAATTAAGCTTGGCTGCATACTTTCGGGTAGCCTTACACTTTGGCCAATTTTGATGAGAAATCATGATTTCCATATCGTCCTCTTTGAGCGTAACTAGCTGAAAGGGAGAGTTACTAACAATGCTGAAGAACGGCTCAAACTTGTTGAGGAGCGTAATATCACACTTAAAGATATAGCGGATCGTTCCGTCTCCGCACACAAAGGCACGCTCAATATCTTGGTCGATTCGAGCCATGCTCTTTCTAGCAGAGATATGAGCCCATGGAGGAGCAGGAGATGAGAGGTCTAACGAGGCTGCTTCAACAGCTTCCTTAAGTGTGTCATGCGCACTCAAGATCTCGATAGTCTCGATTTTCATTGGGATTAGGGTGTCTAAGAAATTTTCTTGGACTTTAGTAGCTTCTAGCTTGATCATGGTTATATAATACCACACCCCTGACCAAATGTACATGATCGTTTTAGAAGTATTTTCACGATTTACGCGTGGTTTATCTAAGTGATTGGTTTTGAACGCGTTACTCAGTAAACTATTTTTAAGTTTTTTCGTGGGATTTCAGCGTTTTTGAGCGAAATGGTCTTAATGTATTGATTACCATTGCTTTACGGTTAACGCTTTGATTACCAATACGTTAGAGGAACTCGTGCATATTTGAAAGTCAACGCGTTGAATGCCAATTGGTTAGGGCAGATCGAATTGGGTTTCCTTTATTACCCAAGTTCTTTTTCGAGAACTGTGTGGATTTCCCTTCTAATTATGACGATGGGATCTCCATAGAAATTAGAATCCATGATACGTTCCCCATTGTACTTCCAATATTTCAGAGCTTCTTTCTGGTCATAGAATTCTGGTATATTTTCTATAGGCTCATATTTAAAACTTCGGTCTCTCGCTATTAGGTGGATTTGTTTGTAGCCTTTCATTTCAGAGTCATGAGGATTTCTTATAACTTATTTATGATCTTTAAGTAGGGGCGGAGGGAATCGAACCCACACTCAACCGATTATGAGTCGGCTGCTTTAACCGTTAAGCTACGCCCCCTTTAAAATGGTTATTAATCAGCGATATAGTCGTAAATATCTTTCCAGTTATCCACTCGGACAACACTAGGATGGATACCAGTGAACGTGGGATTTTCGTTATACGGATGGTTGATTAAAAACGATCTGAGCCCAATTTGAGCTCCGAGGTTTGCGTTCTCCAACCTATCTTCTACCCAAATGAAATCTGAATCGCGATATCTCTCAAGTGAGTGTTCTTTATCTGCACCGCATGGGAGATACTCCATACGTTCGAATACGCCTTCGCCAAATAATCTCGCGAGATTCTGCTCTCGTAGTTTAATAACGAATGGGTCAGTTCCAATAGAAGTGATGCAGTGGAATACTGCTCCGTGTTCTTCATGTAACTTACGGACATATTTAATCGCGTCCTTAAGCGGAGGAAGGAAACCAATTTCGGCTGATTCACAGAATCGTTCTGTGAGGCTTCCTGCCTTTTCTTTAGGGATACCATACTGCTCACTTATGCAATACGATACACACTTCTTCTTATAGCCCTTACGCTTCATCCACCATTCAAATGAATGCTGCCATGAAAGTAGGACACCGTCGCAATCTGTTAAAATAATCATAATAATTTACTGACTGTAATAGTAGTCAATCTCTTTTCTCAATCTGTCTTCCCACGCGTCAACAGTCTGCTCGAACACAATTGGCTTGGGGTCGCAGTCGACTACCATAATCGTGATAAGTTTTTTAATATCGAATCCAGTGTGCTCTTTGAACATAAGAGCATAAGCACATTCTTGCATGAAATACGTGCTGATTTCTTCTTCTTTTTTTACTCTTCCAGAGGTTTTAAAATCAATGATGGCTGGTTCTCCATCAAATTCAGCAATACAATCTACACGGCCTGCGATCTTTAGGTCGTCTGAGTATAGTGTGCATTCCTGCATATACACGTTACTGAGTCTTTCGTCAATCACACCTTTAAGCGTTTTCCAAGCAAATTGCACATGAGGCATTTTGTCATTGGGTGTACGAATAAAATCAGCTTCGTTGCCTATATACCGTTCAGCAATATTATGAACTGATGTGCCGCGGGTGCATGCGTGCCGCGAGATTCTATTTGCTGCTTCTTCACCGATCGACTTGCGCCATTCAGCCCACTTCCAACGATCTCTGTAACCTAAAACTGTGGTCACAGACGGATATTTGTTTCCTGCAGGTGTGCTGTATAAACGGAGACCATTTTTAGTTCCGGCTTGCAGCTCTTCGTAGTTTAGCTGAATATCAGCGTGCTCAAATGTTTTATTCATTATTAAATGGTGCGGTTGTTAGTGCTACTTCTTAGCTCGTGGGGATCTATTGTACATAAGTTTAAAAACTCTATCAGCAAAAACATCTTCGTCGCTTGCCTCTCGAACAGTTTCTACAGTGTTCCACGAATGGCTACCATAGCACGTTATAGGGTTTTTCACAAGAGCATCTTCAACATAATACTCTCGATCCCAATCTAAGAGTTTTTCTAAGAATGTTGCAGCAACATCGAGGTGCTGTGCAGGCTCAAGTGTGAAGTCAACTTGTACAGTTTGCTGTGTACTAATTTTCATATTAATAATGTTCGATTGTGTTTTCCTTGCCTGAAGCCTTTTTAATTCCCTTAAGAACATCGTTCCATCCAGAACCTGCTCGTCGAATTGGTGATATGGCACCTTCAAAGGACAATCCCGGAGCGCAGACTCCTCTTTTAATAAATCCGCCTTGTCCGCAAGCACATTCATTTCCTACAGGAAGATCTCGGTCTTTTACCAAATGTTCTTCTTCCCACACTTTCTCACACTTATTGCAATAGTAATCGTATCTCATTCTGGATATATTCTACCATGAATTACGCAGCTTGTACACTACAAAATTTCAGGGAAACACGCTTCTACGAGACTTTTTGTCATTTTAGAGTATGTTTTGTTTTGGAGGGTCGTAACAGTGCCATCTTTCGCAGCACAAAGAATGTGCGCATCTTTCTCACTTAGTTGCTCAAGGATTCCGATGAATATTTTTTCTTTCCTAGTGCGGTCAATTGAATTGGCTTTTACACACGCCCCGATTGATCTGAAGGCATTTTTGAGCGAAGATGGTTCTCTACCTTCTGGACATACCTCGAATGGAGGCCTCCCATATGGAAGATCCAATTCGATTTTATCATTGTAGCACAGCTGAAGAATAGACTTCACTTGTTTAAACGCGTTTGCTTTTAGGTAGGCGATTCGTTCATCGCGGGTTTCGAATTTACATGTTTCTTCGAAGATTTCATGAATGTATTTTTGCATAGTATTAGTTTGTTGGAAAGAAGTCTGCTACAGAATCGATTAGCATGTTACAACGCTTTTCAATGAGGTAAGTCAGCACTCCACTTTTCTTTTTGTTTGTCTGTTGGTTATATGTATTGTTAATATCTGTTTTGATATCTTTAGGAATGTAGTCAAAATCGATCACTGACTTATTGCGGCAATAATTGCGATATGTGTCTTGTCCCATCATATCCATCAATTGTGAATCGGTCTTAGCAGTGTACCACTCTTGGATCTTTTTAGCTCGCATAGGTTTTTGGCGAATACCTTCTGTAAACGACTCATCTACACTTAGAACATTCGGAACTCCATCACTATTATCACCGCGGCAGATATGGTCGAATTTATAAAAGGTAGCGTCGTCAACCTTAACGAGCTCACGTTTCATCGGACTAAATTGCTTAACGTTTGAATACTGTTGAAGCTGAAAGAAATCTTTGTCTGATGAAACGATCATGACTGGTTCTCCTTTGCCAAAATCTTGTGTTGATTCAACAAGTTCAGCGATAATATCATCGGCTTCTGCGCGATCTACAGTGACTACAGGGTAGTGCATATTTTCTTTGATCTCGTCTCGCACGCCATTAATAAGACCGAAGAGATGCCCCCAATCTAGAGGAGATTCATCCCGAGTAGTTTTGCGTTTCGCTTTGTACTGTGGGTACGTTTCTTTACGCCATGAGGAGCTGTCGCATGCTATTACCATTTGGCCGTAATCTTTTCGAAACTTGAGGTTAAATCTCCTAAGAGAATTAAGAATCATGTGGCGGATGAGGCCTTCTTCAATTTCTGCTGGTCGGTCTTGCGAGAAGATGGATGCAATGGCAATACCGCTGTAATCTACAATAATCATAATCTATATTTGGTGGTCTGGCTAGATTATACCACAATAATCACAGAGAGTACATGTTATTTTTTCTTTAGCACGTGATTCCTATGAATCTTTCCTCCAATAAACGCGTTGTAGTACTCATCAGGCTTAAACAGTACCTCGCGGTCAATCTGTTCTTTCATCTCATAGTAAGTCATTTCACCAGGAGCAATGCACAGTCTCAAAATAACCCGCTTAAATCTTCCTCTTCCATCTTCCTCTAAGAGATATTTGACTTTGGCATTTGAGCCATAGTACTTCTGCCAATCTGACTCTTTCACAGATCTACGTTTATTCTTGCGGCCTTTCAATGGTGGCTTTGTAACCTTCGACCAGAATTTCTTCTTGCCGATATATTTCATCCCATTATAGATATCAGTGATTTCATACACGAAACCATGGTACTCTTCAATCATCTCAGAAGTAAATTCTGAACCATTGTAAATCCACATATGGTTATTTATCAGTAAACTCTTTAAACGATAAGAGCTTACGAGATGAAATAATCTCAAAGAATGTCTTAGATTCGGGACCACTCAATCGATTATAATCAAATTCTACTGATGAATATATAGGACGGTAATGAAGAGTCCGTTCTTTTGGTACAATTAACAACTGGCCTGTTGTCACCATTTCGCCTTTTTTAACGTTTCCGGTTCTCATCGGATTCATAAAAACGTCATCATCAGGACATTTCGCTATCATATCAATAAGATCTCCTGGATCTGAAATATCAGGAGATGCGAACTCTCGTGCGTATTCTAAACGTTTTTCGCTACTCTTTCTAGCCCTAATTATATGATCATCAGTTGGATTTTCTGGATGGCCGAGAACTTTCATTATAA